CGCCAGGACTTGGTGCCGTGATGCCAGACGACACTTTGAACCCAATGGCGAATGATGCCGGATGGCCGCGGCCTGAACTCGACCTGTGCGAGCGTCGGCTAGCAACCAGCGAGAGATTGAGAACCGGCCTCGCCGCTAAACTCAGCGAGATGCAGAGCGAAATCGAGCAGCTCCGCGAAACGCTGCGAAGCACTGGCGCGAACCGCTACTGGGAAAGCCGGTGGCGCGACGAGAAGGCTGAGAACGACAAGCTGCGCGATGAGAACGAGAGATTGCGCGGCCACATCTATGCGTCCAACCGACCGCAGCCAGAAGACCTTGAGCGGCTGCGGAAACTGCTCGATGCCTGCCGTGGGGCGATGCGCGTGACGCAGCAGGTCCATCCGAACGCCACGGATTGGCGAGGGATGATAGCAGCCATCGACAGCGCGATAGGTTCTAAAGAGACATAACCGAGGACGCTATGAACCTGTTTCGACCACGCTACAAACGATATGCGCCGTGGCCCGTGGTGCTGTGGTGCCGCCTCCGCAAGCACCCCGAACGCCAGTATTGGTATAGCGGCAACACTGCTCGCTGCATCAACTGCGGGGATATCTGCGAACGCTAAACTGCAATCAACGGAGACGCCATCATGATATTCGGCGCTGGAGTTATGCTGCTGGGTGCGACTATCGCACTGGCCCACAACACAACGGGCGACATCGTTGCCGGTTCGATTATCGCGCTCTTGGGTGCTGGTATTTTCTTCGGAAAGAACAGCAACAGCATCAGCCGATAACGCAGCCGCTAACGCGGAACAAGTGCGCGCCGCAGTGCCAGCAACAGGGAAGCGAGGCCAATGATGAAACCGCCACCACGACGCGCCACAACAACCTAAACGAACCAACCCGAGGAGGACAACAATGAAACTGCCAGATGTTGAAACCGAAGTGCAACGTGAAACCGCTCAATTGCTGGACAGGCTGGAACCGCACCTGGTCGGCTACTCGCGCGCCGTCGTGCTGCGCGCGGCGATACGATTGACCGCGGCCATGCTCGGCCCAGCCGGCCCGAAACACCGGGAGGCCATCATCAAGGACATAGCCCCCACCATCCAGGCGCTGCTGGAACAGATGGACCGCCTGGTGGACAGTCCCGAAGCCGAATGGGATCCCACGCTGCGCGTCTTCAAAGCGGCCTACGGCGCCGAACGCAAAAAACAATGAGCCAGCCCTGGACACACACCGCCGGCGCGCCGGCATATCCCCGCGTCGATGAGCACTACGTTGAGCCGCACTGGGTCAGCGAGCGGCTATTCCAGGAAGAGCACTTCAGCGGCAGGATCTACGATCCCGCCTGCGGCTTCGGTCGGATTGTCGTCACCGCGCTGAAAGCCGGCTACGACGCTTACGGCACCGATATCGTAGACCGCAGTGGCCGTGGGGTGGACTCCTACCAAAGCTACCCGACGGAGCATTTCCTCGACCACGAAAGCGTACACGACAACATCGTGTCGAACCCGCCGTTCGATATCTTCAAAGAATTCGCACAGCACGCCCTGGCGCGCGCTCACCGCAAGGTCGCGCTGATCATGCCGACCGCGCGCCTCAACGCCGCGCGCTGGTTAGAGTCCACGCCACTGCAAAGCGTCTGGCTGCTGACCCCGCGGCCGTCGATGCCGCCGGGCCGCGTCATCACGGAGAATGGCAAGGTAGGCGGCGGCAAGAGCGATTACTGCTGGCTGGTATTCGAACATGGGTATGCCGGTCATCCAGAACTGAAATGGCTGCGTAGGGACGTACAATGACAGACCTCGTTAATCATCCGCCGCACTACACGCAGCACCCCAGCGGCGTGGAGTGCATCCAGATCACCGAGCACATGGGCTTCTGTCTTGGTAATGCCGTTAAATATATCTGGCGCGCCGACCTGAAAGGCGACGCCACCGAGGATCTGAAGAAGGCGCGCTGGTATCTCGATCGCGAGATCGCCCGGCGCGAAAAGGAAAAGCAACTGACGCTGAATATCCGCTAGGCGGCGATCTCCTGGTGGCGCAGATAGGCCTCGAACGCCGCCTGCGCCGTCATTTTGTTATGCACCCGGTTGAGCTTCATCTGGTCGACGGTGCCGGCTGCGACGCAGACCCGCACCACCACCGGCTTGGTCTGGCCGGAACGATGTAGCCGCGCGATCGTTTGCTCCCACAATTCCGGCGACCAGGTCGGGCAGATCCAGGCCATGTCCGAGCCGCCGTGTTGCAGGTTGAGGCCGTGACCGCCACTTGCAGGGTGCAGTGCCATGAAGGGCAGTTTGCCTTCATTCCATTGGGAGATATTTTGATCAGACACTTTGTCGGTAACCCCGTCGCCGAGATACGGCAGATCCTCGCCGAGCAGCCGACGCAGCATTTCCAGATCCTCGCGATATTCGTAAACGAACAGTACGGGGCCGGCGGCGCCGTCGATCACATCCTGCGCCCACAGCTCCTTCTCCGAGTGGATGGGAAGCGTCTGGTCGTTGTCGTAGACGAAGCCGTTGGCAATCTGCGCGAGCTTGCCGGTGGCGACCGCGGCCGACGCCGCCAGGACGGTGTTGTCGCCGTCGCGGAGCAGCAGGCTATCCTCCATGCTGTCGTACTGCTTGCGGGCGGCGGCTGGCAGTTCGACGCGATCGAAAATGATCGACAGCGCCGGCAGCTGCGGCAGCTCGTCGTCGCGCAGGGTGACGCAAAGCGGTGCGATGTCCTCGTTGATGCGTTCCTCCGCACCGGGCAGCGCAGCCCATGTGTAGCCCTGGTAATCAAGCGGATAGAACCGGGTCTTGCGCCAACTGTAGAACGAGCGCCCCCAGAGTTTGGCGCGGGTTACGACCGTGGCCGGCATAAACAGATCCTCCGCACCGGACGGCCGTAGCGTGCCGGTGAGGCCCCACACCATGCGCCACCGCTTGGCGTGCTTGAGCAGTTTGCGCGCTCGCACACCGGACGGGTTGCGCAGCCGCGACACCTCGTCGATCACCAGCAGATCGAACAGCGGGTGCTCGTCGGGGTACAGCGTCAACGTGTCGGTCAGCCACTCGACGACGTCGAGGCCGACGATGGTGAGGTCGTAACCTTCGGCATCCTCCAGCGCGGCAGCGCGGGTGCGTGGCGTGCCGGTCAGCACCTGGTAGCGCAGCCCCCTGGTGTGCGCCCACTGCGCGATCTCGTCGGGCCACACCACGCGGGCGACCCGCTTCGGTGCGATGACCAGCGCATGCCGGATGTGCTTGTCGCGCAGCAACTCCTCGATCGCGGTCAATGCTGCAATTGTTTTGCCGCCGCCGGGCCGCGCCACCGCGATCTTCTCGTCGGACTCATAGAGCGCGCTGGCGATGCGCTGTTGATAGGGCCGCAGTTCAGATTTCAATCTCATCCCAATTCCTCCCGCGGCCTTGTTCGTTATGCTCGCGCAGTTCAAAGAAGCCTTCCCACTTTGGGTGCCGCTTCAAAAACCAACGCGCGAGATATGGCGACCAGTGATCGTTGCACTTGAACCCGCGCACACCGCGCTCGACATCGTGGTGCCAGCGGATCACTTCCAGGATGGTGCGGGCCGAATACTTGATGACGCCGGCGCGGCGTGCGGCATACGCCAACTCTTTGAATTTTTCGCAGACGTCGACGGGTATGTTCGGTGGGTAATCTGCCGGTTTCATACCGCCCCCGCTCGTTTTGCTAGGTCCATCATCCAGTGCCACTGCTTGTCGGAAAACTTCACCTCGCCGAAGATGTCGGCGTGCGTTTGCATGCCGGACAGAAACTTGCGCGCGCGATCGTTGAGCGGACTGCGGTAGATCAGATGCACCAGGTTGCGCAGCTCCGACGCCGTCATGCTGTGCTGATCGCCAGGCTGAGGTTTCGCGTAGGGTGGTGGCTGCTGTGGCGCCGCTGCCGGCTGACCAATCGCGCCGACCACGTCGTGCCAGTCGAAGCCGTGGCCCTTCAGCAGGTGATTGATCAGGCCGATGGCGTTGGCGCGCTCGCCTTCGTTGTCGGAGCCGAGCAGCAGCATCAGCTTGTCGAGGCGGGTCCGTACCCCCGGTGGCAGCGTGCGGACGTTGGTTGACGCCATCACCTGACCTTCTGAAGAAATACGCGGTCAGTGTCGGTCCATACTGCAAGCCGATGATGCAGCGTTGCAGCGTGGATGCCGCTGCGTGCGGACGCCTCCGTAATCGTCATGCGGCCCCAAGGGGTGTCAACATAACGATTGACGCGGCGATTGTTCGATTGCTCTTTGTTGGTGGCCCAGGTGCAATTATCCGGTTCGTAATTGCCGTCGTTATTAATGCGTTCGATCATTAACCCCGACCGATACGACGGACTCATGTCGGCCCAAAACGCGGTGAAATCCAACCAACGATCGCAGACTGACACCCCCCTGCCACCGTAGTTGTGCCAGGACTTCGATGATTTCGATCGACAGCGAGAAAGCATATCAGCCCACACCCGATACAGCGGGTGATCACGCATCCCGTGCGTGGTGGACGCGCACGCGCGACACATACGATTGTTTAAATGTAAGAGGTTCTGGGCGGGGACTGGTCGAGTGTAACCGCAATCACAACGCACAACCCAATAACTCCGGTGATCGCGCCAGCCAGAATAACCGACAACAATCTGAGACCCGAACCGCCGACCAGTGAGGTCAACCCTTCTGCTCATTTGTTTGGCTCCCACTTCGAATAATACGCCTGCACGGTCTCGTCGCTCATCAGCGGCAGGCCGTCGGTCCAATCGAAGCCGCGGCGCATGATGTCGCGCAGCGCCAACTTGACGTAGTCGGCATCCTCCTCCGCGACCTCGAGCAGGATCTCGTCGTGTGAGTGCAGTCGCGCGCCGGATCCGATCTCCTCGAGCCGCACCAGCGTGCCGCGCAGCAGATCTGCAGCCGTGGCCTGCACCACGTTCTCGGTCAGCGTGCCGTGCCAGATGTGCGAGCGCGTGCGCCCCTTCCAGAACCGCAGCTGGGTCTGCTTGCCGATCACCTTGTCGTCGTCGTCGAGGATGTCGACGCTCTCGTATTTGATGCCGCGGTAGGCGAGGCATCGACCGGACGGCAGCTCGCAATACAGCGTGCCGCGGTGGACCTCGGGCAGGAAGACGTAGGTGATGCGGCCGGCACGCTGTTCGCTGCGCGGGTTCTCCAGCGCGCGGTTGGCGGCGCCCCACAGGCCGTAGGAGGATTCGCCGTCGTGCTTGCCCCAGAAGCGCACGCACCACGGGTTGGCGTCGCGCCACCGGCGGACCACCTCCTTGGCTTCGTCCTCGGGCAGGTAGAGGCCGTAATTGGCACCCATTGCGGCCAGGGCGCCGACGCCGCCGCCGAAGCCGAGCGACAGCTCGGCGACCTTGCCGCGCTGCCGTAACGGTTTGTCGATTTTTGTAACGGCCAGCCCAGAAATCGCAGCAGCCGCGCGGACATAGAGGTCCGGCACCGAGGGGTCGGCGTCGACGTCGCGGAAGATCTGCAGCCGCGCCAGGGCGCCGGCGCTGTCGGGGCCGACCAGCCACGGCAGCACCCTCGCCTCAATCTGAGCAAAGTCACTGACAACGAACTGATTCGTTCCACGTGGAACAAAGGCTGGCCGAATCAGCAACGCAAGCTTGCGCGCCACCGGCGTGTCGTCACCCAGGTCAGCGAGGCTGTCGTAATCGGTGCCGCCGAGGATGGCCTCGATCGCTTCATGCTCGTAGGGCAGGAAGGCGCGCGACAGGTTCTGGATCTGCACGCCGCGGCTGGATGCGCGGCCGGTCTGGGGCGCGCCGTTAAAGACGTATTGGCCGTACACGCAGCCACCAACCTCTTGAGCAAGTATCTTCGCGTATTTGGCCGGCGTGGTGGATCCGCCATAGAGGCGGATCTGCAGCGCGCGCACCGCGTCGTCGGCGCCGATCGATTCGCAGTAGGGGATGAGCTTCTCGATCCGGCTGCGGGTCAGCGAGTATTTCGCCGGCCGCGTGATCTCGCCCAGCTCGTCTTCCTCCTCCTCGCGCTTGGTCAGGATCTTAACGCCGTCGCCGTCCTTGGGCAGCTGGTCGAGCAGCCAGTCGGTCAGCGGCTTAACCTGGCCGACGGTCTGGACCATGCCGCTGGTGGTGATCGCCAGCTCCCGGCCGTTGCGCTCCTTGGCGATGTTGGCGAGCTTGTCGGCCTTCCTGGCGAACTCGACGTCCACGCCGATGCCACGGTCGTTGATGGCTTCCATCGCCCAGTACTCCTCCCACTCGCGCAGCGGCAGCTGCCGGGTGCGCAGGAAGAGCGAGCGCATCGCCTCGATGTCGCCGATCGCGTAGTCGCAGAACAGCTGCCACTCTGCAGGGTGCGATTGAGGTGTGCCGACGGCGCCCGGCTCGCAGAACAGCTTGATCCATTCCTTGCCGTTCTCGACTTTCAGCGTCGATCCGGCCGCCTTGCAGGCGCCGGCGAGGTCCGGCGGCATGCCGGCCGCGGTGGCCTGCACCGAGGGGTCGATCACCATGTTCGGCGCAAGCTCGGGAGCGCCAAACAGCGTATAATTCCAGATATTACGGTCAAAACCGGCGTTAAAGGCGGCGAAAATGCCCTTTCCGTCCAAAGCGGCCTTGTAGAATTGACAAAAATCAATTGGCAGGTCGGACCAGGCCAGCGGAGTGCCTGGAAACATCGGCGCAACAACCAGTTGCGCCGGCGCGCGGCCGATGGCGTAGGTCAGGATGATGACCGCGGCGCCTGGGTCGCAGGCGTAGCGGGTGGCGCCGGCCTTCTGGAGGTTCTCGCCGGACTTGGTCTCGAAATCGAACCAGCAGATGTCGTTGGGGTCGAAGGTAACAGACATGGTTGTGCATTCCCTGGGGCGGGGCTGGATAGCGCCAGGCCCCCTCGCGGGGGCCTGGGTAGGGGCAGGTCTGTTTTAAGCCGCCGGCGGGCGGCGCCGCTGGGCTGGACGCGGTGCCAGAGGGGCTTCCTCGGCCTCGACCTCCTGCACCAGCGCAGGCTTGGCGCGGGACCGGGGCGGCGCCACCGGCGCAGCCGCAGTGACCTGCGGACCGTTGCCGGCTTCGGACTTCAGCGCACCGGACATGTCCGACCAGTCCACGATCTCGAAGATCGGATTCCAGATCCAGCCATAGCTGGTGTGCTTGTACTTGTCGGACTTGAACAAGATCACCGGGCAGGGGTAGGCGCGGTCCGCGCGCAGCTGGTCCTTGATGGCGTCCTCGAGCTTTTTGAACGCCTTCATGGTGCCGACGCTGCCGTTCTTGAACTGCACCTCGGAGCCTTCGTCCTCGCCGTTCAGGCAGACAGCCTCGAAGCTGCGCTGCTCGGTGAACGAGAAGCCGTCGATCGGCGCAGGCTTGGCCGGCTTCTGCTCGTACATGGGGACCATGACTTCGCCGAGCCGCTCGTTCTTGCGGGCGCCGGGATAGTTCGACCAGCAGATCCAGCCGTGGCAGACCGACAGGATGTTGATGGCCCAGATGGAGCCGACCTGCATCGGTTCGTCGGCCTGGCCGATTGACCAGGTGCCGTCGTTCTTACTGAGCTTGATGAGGTCTTTGCCGCCACCGGCCACAAGGGTGGTGGACTGGCTGTCTTCGATGCCTGCGAGCAGGCGGTCGGCGAGGTCGTTCGACAGGGCCGTCGAGTTCATGCCGCGTTTTGCAATCTCGTTCATGGGTCGTGATCCTTCAGGTTATGGTGACCGGCGGGTGCCGGCCATGTCTTGCTACACGGCTATTTGCCGTCGTGCAATTCTTTGAGAGCCGTCATCAGTTCAAGCGATGCAGTCTTACGATCGACCACAGGCGCCTTGTCGCCGTCGGGCGCGAGCACGGTATCGTCGCTTGGTGGCGCGACGCGAAACTCCTCGGGAATCTTAACACCAAGCCGCTTGGCCGCCTTGTCGGCGACCGCGAAGGTTTGCAGCTTAGTCTGCCAGATCTCCTCCTCACCGAAGCCGTGATCGCGCAGCCACGGCACCACCGTGTCCTCGTCGATCCACTGGCGCAGCTTGGTTTTGTACTTGAGGTGCCAGCCCGGCACGGTGCCGCCGGCCTCGAGGTAGAAATGGACGGCCTCGTCGACCTGCTTTTTGTACTGCGCGGCGAGGTCGGCAAGGTACTTGGCCTTGGCGAGAAACTCGCCGTAGGCGGTATCGTTCAGGTCCGCCGCAGCCACCGCGCGCAGCTGCGCCGGCGCTAAGTCCAGCTCGACCAACTGGAACAGCGGCTTGGTGTGCTCGGGGCAGTGCGGCCGAGCCGGACACCAGCGGCAGTGGTCGCCGACCGCGAGCGGCGGGTTCACACCAGTGGCTATGGTGACGGCGCCGATGACGTCCTCGACAAACATGTTCACCTCGGTGCGGGTGATCACGGTGTGGGTTAGTTTCTCCTCGGTGCGCGGCTGGATGACAGCGACCACGAAGCGTTTGTCCTTGAACACACCCGGCATCTGGTAGAGCGCGCCGGTGAAATAGAACAACAGCTGCGGGTTCACGCGCTCGCCAAGTTCGTCGGCGTAGACGGCCTTGACCGGCACGCCCACGCCAAATTTCCAATCGACCAGGATGATGGTTTTCTGGTTCGCCAGCAGCAGATCGGCGGTGCCGAATGCCGACGGCACGTCGGGGAATTGCACTTTCAATTCGTTGGCGATGACGCGGAAGCCGCCGGCGCCGCCGTAGAGATCCATCAACTCGTAGAGCGTGTCGATCGCAGGAAAGATCGAATCGGTGAGGTGGTGCTCCTCGAGCGCGCGGTCGAAGAAGGTCTCGCCGAGCAACTCGCGCGCGGTCTGGTACACCATTTCCTTCGGCGCCTTGAAGCCGCCGGCGTAGAGCACGGCCAGGCGGTCCATCACCGCATGCATGGCGCTGCCGTAGTTGGCGTATTCGCTGGGGACGTCGACCTGGTCGGGGACCAGCTGGATCTGCTGAAAGCTGCCGGGGCAGTTGAGCAGGCGGTCCGCGGTCGAACCGCCGATCAGTGTGGAATGCTT